ATACTAAATTAGAATTTTCTGATCTTGACCTCGTTTTTATATTAAAGTTTTTAAATAATCTAATAATAGGTTGACGATCTGCATATCCAAAATATTCTCCAATACTATCCAAAGTCATTTTTTTATCATTATATAAGATTTCCAACTGTTCTTTTGTAATATTTTTACTGTTCGTTTTTAAGTTGCTCATATAGATCTCCAATACATACATCCATTACACCATTATTTATAAGAGTTGTATATGACAACGATTCAAACTCAACCTTAAACTGCTGCTCACTTGTGTTAGCAATTGTTTGTGCTTTCCACTTTTCATCTCTTCCTGGAACTTCACTCCAGTGAACATCAGTTGGAATATATTCATTCTTTCCTTTCTCCGCATCGTGCCACATACGATAGAAATGATTCATACCGTGTGGAGTAGAAACAACAATTACTTTTGTGTTTTGTCCTGCAGTAATTGTTGGATATACTGATGCAAAGAATGAATCTGCGATGTGATTTGGAACGAAAGCAAATTCGTCCAAAAATAGAATATTGAATGACATACCACGAACCGCAGAAGCAGAAGTAGAAGCAGCCAAGATTTTACTTCCATTTTCAAGTTCCAAAGATCCTTTGTTCCAAGATATAATACCTTGTTGCATCCATTTTGGAAGATTTTCATATGCTGTTTGTAACCTATCTAAAAGTTCTCTCGCAGTTGCTGCTTTGTTTGCAAGAATACCAATATTTACATTATCATTAAAAACAGCATAATGAAGAAGAAAAGATACCACTGTAGTTGAATTATGGGAAACAATCCCATTACTATAAAATATATTTCCATTTTCAACATCAAGAACATCATACATATTTGATTTTCCTGATTTTTTTTCAATTTTATATATTTTTTCTATCCCATCAATAGTTTGTATATAATCATTAATTTTAAGATCTTTACAAAATTTTTCCTCCCAATTATCAGTTATTAATATATGTTCATCAGCACATATTAGAGATTTTCCGTTTTCAGTTGTGATTTCCCATTCTTCATATTCTATGGTTTTTCCTACTCCAGAAAATGATTGCAATCCAGAAGGAGTTTCAATTTCCCATTCATCAGTTTCTATTTGTTCAATGAATTTATCGCCGTGACTAATTTTTACGTGCCTTGGTATATGGGATCTACTTTTTATAGATTTGCCACAATCAAGGAGCGTCATCGTCACTATTTTTTTTATATTTTCATAAAATTCACCAATACTTAGTTCTAATATTTTACCAGTTTTTTTATTTTTTATTCTTATTTTTGTATTTATACTAAAACATTTGCCAGTTTGTCGTGGCATCTTACAAATATTAAATCTGTGCTTATGAAATCTCTCTACTAATTTTTCCTGAAACGGATACATCTTAAATGGTTGCAATCCGTGATCAAGAGTTACAATCTTTACATAGTTTTTTGCAAAATATACAGGATCACTTTGACATTTAATAAACTCCTCAATTTGTTCTTGAGTGAACTCAATTGGAGTATTTGCTTTTTTCAGCAGTGGATTTCCCAAATAGACATCACTCATAAGAATTACCTCTGTTCGATCCAGTTAAGTACTGCAAGTGCTTTTTTGTTAGTATTAGGACTTGCACAAGCAAGTGTATAAGTATCACTGATTGTTCCAATACCACTTCTACCTAATTGCATTTGTGCCTTTTCATCAATATCAATAAGAGAAGCACCACCCGCAATTGTGAATCCACTCAAAAGAGTTCTTCCACCAGACAATGCAGTTGCACTTGTATCATATTGCATAAACGAATCTGGATCTGCGTGATCTGTCCAGACTGGATTAGTTAGAGTTGTATTTTCAATCAATCTCCAATAAACATTGGTATTATCATTCGTCACTGCTTGTAAAGACCTTAAAATCATTACGGCAGATAAACCACTTGATTTCAAACGAAGACTTACAATAGGATAAAAAGTATTTGCAGATGCCATTGTTTTTCCTGTGATGGCATTTGAGACACTCAACAAAGTACCAAGTTTTTCTGGATCACCTTCTTGGATCAGAGAGTTAGATCCCTGATAAAGATAATGAGTTCCAGCAACACCAGTTACATTCTCAATCTCACAACGAATTGGGAGGAATGGAGTTCTACACCAAACATCATCCCGAACATTTGAGTTCTCAAATGTATGACTAGGAATAGTCTCACCTGCCATTAACCAATTAAATCTTACATTACCTGCACCATACCATTCATAGTTAATGGAAATCATCTGCTGTTTTGTAGCATCAGCAGTTACACCAGTGTATCCATTACCATCAAACTTTTCACCATTCCAGTTTTCTCTGGTTACTCTTGTTTCTGTAGTGATACCAGATGCACTGCTGCGAATTACATAAGAATATGTTCCTCCATCATCCTCAAAGTAAGCACCATCATTTTCATCAAACAATCCAAATCTTCTGCGAATACCGACTTGTGGTGCTTCTAGACGAACTGCAAATGTAAGAGTTGCTGGTCTACCAGGAATGTATCTCATTACATTCTTTGTCTGTCTGACAACCTTACTACCAGCAGTAGATCCAACTTCCATAACTATATTACTGGAATTTGCATTATAAGTAGCAGTTGCAACACCAACTAGACTCTCATCCCAAACATCAGTCTCCTTACCATACTGGAAAGTATTGAAGAAAACTGTTTGGAAGGGAGCAACCTTTAGTCTATTATTGTCAGAAAACTGAGGTCTCCAGTCTGTCTGGTTTCCCCAATGATCAGCAATATTATAAACCTCAAATAGACTTCTCTCTTGATTCAAGAAGTCTTGTGTAGTCTTATTCCACTGTGCCATAAATTAAATCCACTCCAATTTTCCTGGATGATATCTTTTTACATCTGCAATCTTTACTTCTGGTTTTGGTTCTACTGGATAAATTCTTTGAACAATTGCGCCAGGATATTCTCCTTGAAGTTGTTCTGCTAATTCTTGTGTTGTTGGAAGGCGAATTGATTCCTTCTTTTCTAGTGTCATTCTATAGATACTTCCCATCCACATTACATCAGCAATATATTGATTTTGCTCCTCAACTTGTTGCTGAACAGAATCACTTCCTACATTAAGAGTTCCATTAAAATCACCTTGAATTGTGATACTTTCTGATAAAAATTGTTTGAATGATTTCATTTCAGTTACAGTTCCAACGACGAAGTGCTTTATTGATTCTTGAATCCGGATCTCTTGCAGTTTTTGCTGAGGTAAGTTTTGAACGCATTCCTTTCATACGACTACAAAAATTCTTACGTCTTTTTACTCTTTTACCTTTTGGTTTCTTTTCAGTTACTGCAGTTTGTAGTTTTGAACCTGGATTTTCTCTACGATAAGCATCAACTGCTTTTTGACTTAATCCATCAGTCTTATCTTTACGATTCACCTTTTGCCAATCTTCAGTTTGTAAAAATTGCTCACCTGGTTTGATATCTGAAATATTATATGCTAAAACTCTTGCTCCAGGATATACTTTATTAATTTGATCCTGAACATCTCTTCTATTTGGAGTGGAAACCTGTGGAAAGAACATCTTTATTGCATAATACTTTCCTCTCCAATTGAGAGTTGTAAGAAGAATATTTCCAGTTTTTGATGGAATTCTTATAGTTTCATTGACTTCATTATATCCCATAAGTTGATCGCAAATGCAAGGATTTTGACCACATCTTTCACAAACAATTGGATCTGATTTGATTACATCATCAATTACTGCAAATGTTTCTCCATAAGCATCTTGAATTTCAATTTCTTCACTTACTGATTTCCATTTACCACCTGCCTTCTTATATTCTTTTGCAGCCCAACCACTTGAATAAGCAGAAGGCCATATGTCAAATTTTGCTTTTGCTCTTGCCTTCATTTTAGACCAAAGTGGTGGATTTGTTGGAACATTCTTCTCATTAAGAACTTCTGCTTCCATTTCAAGTAAAATCTTATCTACTATTGAAATTTCTTCTTTTTTTATTGATGGTAAAGAAACTCCCGACATATGAGCAGCATTTTTTTGTTCTCCACCCACACCTTTATTGGCAAGATTGTGAATTTTTTCCTTTCTTTCTGCTGCTCTTACATCCTTAGATGTGTGCTTAATTTGAAAAGACGTTTCATTTACTGGAACACAATTTGGAACTTCTTTTCCATTTTTCTTTTTTGTTCCAACTTGCTTATATCCTTTCCAACAAGGATCTTTTTTTGCTTCATCCATAGATCCGTGAACATTATGCTCACCACTATCAATATAATCTGCTGCTGAATCAATATAGTCTGCTGCTTTTGTGATTTTAGATTGAACCCAAGCCTCTACATTTCCTTCACCTTTCATTTTTGACTTCAGACGATCTACTGCTTTTCTAATTGTCTCAAGTTCAGAACGAATCATAGAATGTTCGTGATCTGGGTGCTTTTTTGCTTCATCCATTGTTGAGTCTGGCATAGATACGGTTACTGCATCCCACATTTGTGGACCATATGAACATTCATTTCTTTTTTCTTTTTTCTTACACATTGGGCAGTATCTAATTTCTTCCAATTCTTCCTTAATTTTATTAGATACCATTTTAGGTGCTCCTCCTTTTCCTGGACGATCTGCGACTGGATCTGCTTCTCTTTTTCTTCTTACTACAGCGGCAATTTCATTTTTAGACATTTTTGCTGCTTTCTCATTTGAAAGACATTTAGGTTTTGGTTCACCAGGTTCACGAGCACAAGGTCCAATTACTTCACCTTTAGTATTATACCTCTTCCAATTTCCTTCTGGATGAGATTTTGAAAACCAATTCCTAAGATCTTCGTTCATTTTGAATAGTTTTCTTTATTTATTAAACATTATCATCACCATTTGAATTTTGCTTTAGAAGTTTTGATAGTTCTGCTGTGGACCCAACAAAAAGTGCATTAGTAACATTTGTCGGTCCTTTTTTAGTATTGGAACCATCAATATCCTTTAACTTTTTCTGTAAGTCCATTAATTTTTCCGTTGCATCAGAAACACTTTTAATTAATTGTCCAGCAACTTCATATGCTCTTGGTGCTTCAGTCTCTTGAGCTAGCTCAATAATTCCACTTATTGCTTCTTGACCTTTTTCAATTATTGAATATAAGTTCCCTCTTGTGTATTCATAATCTTTTTTTATATCACTAACTATATCTTCATTGCTGCTGGGTCTATTTAACGAATTTTTATCCGAACTTGGTAAAACCTCTACATCAATACTATCTTCTTCAATATTGAAGGCTTTATTTAAACCATTATATTTTTTTGAATTTCCCATAACTTAAATAAAAGAATCACTAAATCCGAAATCATCGCCAGGTTCTATAAGTAAATTATCCTGTGCTGTTATTGACTTAACTTCAGAACCTGATACGTGAAGTGAGATTGGTGTATTATATTGACCTCTATCTACAGTTAATTTATTATTTACTTTTGATTTAACATACAAAGTTTCATTATTAATAGTAATATATGATTTACTAGAAATTCCAGAAGCACTATTTACCTCAATAGTAGTATCTGAAACTTCAACATCATTGCTTACATTTGTTACTACAGTTCCGGTATAATTTTTAGTTGCTTGTGGTTCTACAGTATATGTAAGTTCTCTTGTTGGGGATTTATTAGACTCTCCAGATACAAAACCAATAGAAACTTTTTTAATAATATCTGAAGTTGCATTATCAGCAGAAACAGGACCAAATAGATAAGTTTTTGCAGTAAATCTTAAAGTATATATTAATGCTCTTCTTGTTGAAAAATCACCTTCATAATCATCTTGCATAGTTATGTTATTTAATATAATTGGAATATCTCTTTTTTCTCCAATAGATTCTATTAAATCAACAGTTAAATTATATGATGGTTGAAAATATGGTAATATTTGCTCAATAACTTGAAGCATATCATCATTTTGCTTCGTCATTATTGACAATTCAAAGTCAATATCATATGGTACGGGCATATATGCCTTTCTAATATCAGATTTATCTGATACATTATGAGATAAAAAAGTTTGTGTTACAGTTGTTTTTCTTCTTGAATCATAATTTATGCCAGAAATCTCAAAAGACATTCTGGGTAAGTTCATTTGAAATGGTTTATTTAAATCCGGAGACTGTTCTAATCTTGCTAGAAATTTTTGAGTGGGTCCATAAGACAATGGAACTTCAATAACAGATACAACATTTCCAGAATTATCTGTTTTTCTTATTTGTATCTTATTAAACAGAGTGCCAAAAGCAATTACAGTTTTTCTTATAATTTCGTGATAAAAATATTCAAACATAGATAGTCTCCCACTATTAACTATTTATTAGCAAATTAAATCAATATCAAGGCATACCAAATGGATTCACTTCACTAAAATCTATAATTGCATCAGATTCTTCTTCTATTTCATCATTACTTGAATATGGATCTGTAATATCAAATTCTTCAATTATCCTAATTTTATAGATTGCTTGAGATTCTTGACCAACAACAAGTTCATCATTTTCAAAATCACCAGATATATTCATTAATTCTAAAATATTGGTATTTGCATTCCAAGAATTAACCTTTGCGGTTGTACTTGAAGCGGAACCTATAACTGTTTCATTATATTGATATGTACCAAAACCTACCATATATGGATTACTGAAAGTAATTGTAGGTGGTTCAGTATATCCAGCACCACTGTTTACGATGGTGACTGAAGTAACTATACCATTTGTAATTGATGAATATACCTCTGCAGAAGTTGAAGAAGATCCAACAATAGAAACTTGAGGTGGTGATATATATCCCGAACCACCACTTGTTACTGTAATTATTCCTATTGCACCATCTGATATGTATGATACTGCTTCTGCACCTTCTCCACCCCCACCATAAAATGCAACTCTAGGTGCAATAGTATAACCATACCCAGGATTTGTGAGTTGGACACCCTGAACTCTATATTCAGTTCCTGTTGGGTCACATAAATCAACAATTCCAGTAATTAGAGTTGCAATTCCCGCAGCGCTACCACCAGGGAATGGTGAACTTGAAATTGCAACATTAGGAACACTTGTATAACCTCTTCCTCTATTAGTGATTGAAATATAAGATACTGCTCCATTTACAACACTTGTAATTGCAGTAGCAGTTGATCCAGATCCAACCATTGTAAATGTTTTTGTATATCCTTGATCAACTATATTATTATCAATTTCATTAATATCAGTATCAAACTCTTCATCTTCATATCTAAAGAGTTCACATTTTAACTCATAAACATAATTTTTTTGTAATTGATAAAATGGAGATTCGTGCTCAACATATTTAATCTCAAATATCCTATCACCTAAAGGAAAATAGATTAAATCACCTTCTTTTGGTCTTGTTGATAATTCAATATTTGATAAATTTTTAATTAATGGTGCAATGTATGTTTCAAATCTTTCCTTTGAAATTATTAGTATCAATTCATCAACATCTTGAATTCCAAATTTAGATAGAAGTGTTCCTTGTCCGCCATATCCATCATATGAAGAAACATATGCTTCAATTGGAAAAGCATTATTAAACTCTGATTGTATGACTTCTTCTATTACTGTCTTTTTAGTTACAAATCTTCTAGGTATATAATGAACATCAATACCATACATCTTAATTTGTTCATTTATTAAATCCTGAACTAAATTTTGTTCACCTTTAGATCCTTGTAGAAAAAATGGATTTAACATATTCTTAACCAATCATATCTAACGGCGGAAGTTCATATGTACTAGACATTTTTTCCATAATATCATCAATTTCCTTTTGTCCATCTTCATATATTTGTCTTCCATTAAATTCAACTCCTCCAGGAAGTTTAACACCTTGGAATTTAATTAGATTTTGACCCCATTGCCTTTTTATAAGAGATGTTAAGTATAGTTTAAGAAATGAATCATTCCATACTTGACTATATGAAGATGGATCTAGTGCTCTATAGCAATCTATAATTAAATATTCTCCAACTCTCAAAGACGACCAATCAATATCTAAGTACAGTCTATCTTCCCTCTTATTAAATCTTATTTGTTTTTGTGTTGTAAGTAAGAAATTAATATCTTCAAGATATGACTTAACCATTGAATATGTTAATAATTCAGTAGAACCCCAGTAATAAATATCATTTAAAAATAATTGATACTTAATGCTAAACATTCCACTGGATAAACTATTAGATCCTTCAAATTGGTATATTTTATTGACCCCAATTATGTGATTTGGAACTTGTAAGTAATTACTTGTTTCATAATAATTAAATGTTGTATTGGTTCCCTCTATATTTGTTGTTGCACTAGTTGAAGCAATCCCAACTCCAGATGAACCAACTGCTCTTCCTCTATCAATATCATCTTGAGTAATTTGATATTTTAAGTAAGTTTGTGCAACTCCATCAAAATGTCTTTCTTGAAAAAATTGAACAGCATCATCTACCAAATCTTCAATTTGCTCATCTGCGACATTAATCTCAAGAACAGGTGCTCCTAATTTCCTTTTACAGTAATCTATTAGTTCCTGTCTTGTTGATGGTTGAGCCATTTTATGTATAAAATACCTTCTATATTATTATGTATGTTTATTTCTCAATAAAAGATTTTAATAGTGTTTTAATTTCAAAAAGATCATCTTTTATTTGATGCATTTCACTTTCAAGTTGTTCAATTTTTACATTTTTTGTTTGTCTAGCATTTCTTTGTTTTACATAATTTTCATACTCCATAGTATTACTGTTTACAATTGCATTTGATTTAGTGTCTCTATAAAGACCTGGTTGACCTTCTACTGGTAATAAACTCATTTTATGCTAAAGCAATAACTCTAAGATTTCTTATAATTGGAACATATGCTTGATTTTTACTCGTACCAACTAATTTAATTCTAAATTGTTTGAAAGATGATAGATTATCTACTGTAAATGTATACTCCCTAAAATCATTCGGTAAAGGTTCATTTAAAAATCTATCTTGTTTCACAATTTTTAAATCTGGACTTCCATTATTATTTCTTGGGTCAATAATAGATCCGTTAGTATCTATATTTGAATAACCAGGGAATAAAACAAAATTATCATTATTTTCACCTACTGAATATAATGCTCTAATATCAGAATCATTATGTAAATAAGCATCAAGTATAACTTTAATTGAAGAAGCAGAATTTTCCAATAAAATAGTGTTTGAAACGTATGTGAATATATTTGGATCATTTTCTAAATTGTTAACTCTTGAGTCATTAGCATAATTTGAAATTGGACTATTTACACGATTACTAGTTAAAACAACACTATTATTTGAAAGATCAACAGTAGGACTAATTCTAGAGTCGGATGTACTTAAAAATAGATTCACATTAAATGATTTATTTCCAGGTAGATCATTTAAATAATTTGTTTCATTTATTTTAGAAGCAATAATTCTAGGAGAGTCAAAGTAATTTATAGAACTATTTGTTATATCCTGGAATCCTTGATCTACAAAAGAAATTTCATTTCCATCTAGACTAGTTCCACTTATAGTCCTAACTGCAGACTTAATACTTGTTCCAGTTGGTGCAGTTTGTCTTATATTTGGAATAATCATTTCAAATGGAATATTATAAGTTGCTTTTCCTCCAGATCCTCCAGATTTTTTAGTCTCATTAATTTTTAGTTTACCGAATCCAGTATTCACACTTCTATCAACTCCATTTGAAGACATATTAAGTTTTATGTGATAGTAATTAACTCCGATTGGTTCATTGATGATATTACTAACATCAGACAAATTATGATTTGTATTAATTCTTCTTAAAGAAACTCCTCCTAATTCATATTTTTCAACAAAATCACCAACTGAATAATTAAATCCTTTAGTATCATCAATTTCCCTAGATACTCCTGTTAAAGTTGTTGCAGTTGTTCCAGTATAACTTAAAATTTCATCAAACATCTTTACATATCCTGGATTACTTGCAGAGACTTGTATTCCTTCAAAAGTAGAGAACTCTGTAGTATTAGAAACAAATAAAGTTGTTTCAGATCCAGATGCACTTGGATATTGTGATGTTAATTGAATTAGATCAATATCAGATTTAATATCTCTTATGGTTACGGTATTTGATGATGAGTGCATTCCGTGATTTCTATGAAACACTTTTATATGTTCACCATCTGATTTAACATTTAAAGAACTTATTGATAGTTCAGATCCATCATTACTAAAATCAGTTGTTAATCCAGAATTATTAACGAACTTAATAGGATCTGATGGTGAAGTACTAAATTCCCCTTGAATATTATCAATAATAAGTTCGTTTTTACCTAAAATACTGGAAACACTTAGTCTCATACCAATTCCAAGATTTTGATTACCAATTGATATTGGTTCTAATACATCACCAACTACATACCCGCTTCCACCATTAACTATAGTAGCTCCTGAAGAAACTACTCCACCATTAGATATAGTGATATTTGCAGTTGCATTTATTCCAGATCCTGTAATACTAGTTAAAGCAACTCCAGTGTAAGTAAAACTTCCAGATGATGGAGTATATCCAACACCAGAGTTTACAACTCCAAGCGTGTTAAATGCACTTCCTGCATAACCAACAAGATTTCCTGTTACAGTTGCAAATCCAGTAGGATTTTGAGTTATTGTATTTCCTATTACTAGTTCATTATTCGTAATAGTTGAGGATAAAGATACACGAACTTTGTTTGATATTATTGTTAGTGGGTCTTTAGTCATTACTTCAAGAGTTTCTGGAAGATTTGAATTAAACAATTGAGTAAATCCAGAAGTTTCAAAGTTTGCTCTGTATAGTTCAAATGTAAGATCCTCATACTGACTTGGAGTCCAAGTTGATGCATTTTGAGATTTGAATAATGATCCTAATAGTCTTTGAGTTGTTACTAAGAACTGATTTTGTTCGGATCCTAAAGTTGCTACATCAGGTTCTCCAAGCCTAGAAATCCATACATTATACTCATTAGAATTTGATAATACTACAACAGCGTATTCTCTTTGAGGTTCCAAATATACTGGAGATTCAAATGTAAATGTAGTCGGTATAGAAGCATCTTCAGACAAATTAATTTTATCTGGGGTGAGTTCAACTTCAGAGAATGGTAATATTTTTTGACTCGGTGTTCCAAGCTCAACTTCTCTTATTTGAATTGCAACTGGTAAAGTATCATCTTTTGTTCTGAAATAAATATCAAGTTTTGTTACAAAAATTCCAGTAGTATCATCAACTAAAAATGATTGTGCTAATGGGTCAACATATTCTCCAGATAATCTGGTATTATCAGATAAAGTTTGTCTACTTCTACTTACAGTAGTGGTAGAATCTAATAAAGTACTATCTGATAATGATCTTGTTTGTCTAAAACTATCATCAACTTCAACTCTAGCATTTCTTAGTGATAAAGTAACTTCTTGAGTATTATCAGTATCTCCTTGTGAATAAAAAGTTTCTTCTGCAACTGTTGTTACAACACCTGGAACTTGAGAATTTGATGAACTACTTGTTAATCTAAATCTTGATCTACCAGTTTCAAATTGAGGATCTCCTTGAACTCCAGATGGAACATCATAAGATCCAATAAGTGTACCGACTCTATCAGTGATAAGTCTAACATCAGAAACAGTAGCTTCTGCTCCTGATGATAAACCTCTAAGACTCATTCCATTGCTAACAATACCATTAAATCCAGTACTAGATTCATCTGAAAGTGAATAAGTATCAACATTTAATATTGTACTCGTTGATGAATACGTTTCAGGAATTCTATTTTCCCTATCATAAGGATTTCTATCAAATGTTGTAGTTGGATTATTATATGGTCCATATTTATGATTTGATTGTGCAACTCTAAATCTTACTAAAGATTGACCATTTATAGTACCAACAACAGTTTCTCCAACTTGAAATGTTCCAGTAGACATTTCAATTTCAATTAATTTACTAAAGCAAAAATCTGATACATTTACACCATCAAAAAATGGATATACTTGTGTAAATGGTTTCATTCGTCTAGATGTAAATTCAATATTTCTAGATCTCATAAATGTAATAATATCCCTACTTACAACCCTATCTCCAAAAGATTCTGTATCAATCTGTTCATTTACAGTATATTGTGTTCCAGATCTTTGCTGATCAAGTCTAAGGTCTAAGAATTCATTAGTTGTAGTTACAGTAGTTCTTGTTCTAGTTCTTCTTTCTCTTTCTTCACCAACACGGAAAGTTGTAGGAACACCATTTGCTGCAGATAGACCAGTAAACCTTGTAAACTCGGAAGCAGTTCCAGCTCTGTTACTAGTGCTTCTAGAAGTATTAGTACTTGTTGAAGATGAACTATTAACTTCTGTTCTTTTATTTAAATCTATACCTGAAGTTTCCCAAGATTTCCAAATTACAGGACTAACACCTAGTCTATCACCATCTTCATTTGTTGAAATTTCTGCTCTTAAAGATTCAGCAACTCCTAAGAAAGATCCCTCCATATCTACATTATTAATTTCCATTCTATTTGTATCAATCCAAACATCTACTGTTGGATATAATTCAATAGAACCTTCCCAAAGTTTAACAAAAAATGGAGTTACATTTTCAGTTCTTGTTGCAAAAGGTTGTTTTAGCCAACTTGTATCACTATAATCAAGAGAAATAACATCACCACTTCTTTTTATATTTGATCCAACAATATCTGAGAATTTTTTATCATCATTTTCTTGAACTGTTGATCCAATACCAGCAATTGTATTATTTCCAACTTCTAATTTTAAATTTGTAGTATAGTGAGATGGTCTAAGTTCTCCTTTTTTAGTATCAATACTATTTTTAACACCTACTTTTAAATTCTGAGTTAATAGACTAGAAAAATTATCTACATAGAAACCGGATTTAAATCTATTCAACCCTGTTCCGTCATCAACAAATAAATTTTGAGTATTAGTTTCCAATAAAGATAATGTAGTGTAATTTTCTAGAGATTTTAATCTTCTCTCAAGATTAAAAATATCTCTCATTTGATATCTTTTATGTTGAACAAATTCAATCTGTGCATCAGATGAATTATATAAGTATGGTGGTAGATATATATTTGCAATATTCATCGCACCAGAAACTTCTTCTGGTAAGGTGGGTATATCAGAAGGATTTCCATATTTTACGGAAAAACTCTTATCTTTGTTTAAATATATCCTATCAATTCTTGGGAGATAATAGTTATATGTAATAGAAATTGACTCATCTGATGATGCAATATTTTTTGCACTATGTCTAGTGTGATCAAAGGATCTACCATCAAACTCAAAAGGAGATCTTTTATTCTCAGATACAACATAATCAGCAACTCTTGGTCTAAAATCTACAATATCAGTATTTCTATATTCAGAAATTGAAGATATTTCCGTCTTATAATTAAAAGTATTATACGAATTTGCAGTTGTAATATCTCCAGTATCTGAATTATCATAATATCCTCTCATAAAAACTACTTTTAGTTTTCTCTTAGGTTCTTCTGAACTTGAATTTCTTATTAATCTTGAATAATCGTAATATGTTGATTTTTGACCAGTACTTAAAGTATATGAGTCTGTTACATTTTTACTTCCTGGATTAATTGATCCTACAATTCCTCTAACATTTGATTGTGAAAATTCAACAATTTCCCCATTAATAAATCTAGAATTATTTTCATAAACATAACCTATAGATGTATCTGTTTTTCTTTCTGCATATAAAGCTTTTGCACCGCTTATACTTCCAGTTAAAGTTTCACCTATAATTAAATCATTAGTTGTTGAAGATGGTCCGTCCATTGAACCAATAGTAGCATTTGGGATTTGTGGATCAGAAGTATTGTTAGACTCAAAAACTCCATAAAGAAGATTTATATCTGGGTAATTTAAACATACTTCTCTATCTTGAACTCTTGTTCCATAAGGATAATTGCCATAAATTAATCCATCATTTAAGGTTGTACTGCCAGTTCCGGAAGAAACACTAGAAGACTTATTTACAATAATACTATCTACAATTTTCTTTCTTTTTGTTTTTGATTTTAAATTTCTTTTTCTTAATGTCGCAATCAAAATACAATTTGAATCATTTGATCCAAGATTATTAAATCTGATTTGAGTAGATCCTGATTGTGATTCAAATCTATCTGATGTTAAAGTTTCTAAAGTACCATCACTTCTAATTAGAATATATCTTTCTTCATCAAATGGTAAAAATACTTCATTATCCCCTGCTGAAATCCAATTTGTTGACCCAGAGGTAATACTTACATCTCCACTACTAAACTGCTTTCTTATGATTAATTCAGAATCTTGTAAATCTACAGTATTAATATTTCTTTTCGGAAAAACACTAAATAATGAATCATTATCTGAGATATTCCCACTATCACCACTTGTTTGAAGTTTAGTTGATAATATAGTTAAGTTGTTGGGATTTATTTCTGAATTAGGTAAATTGCCATAAACTAAACTTGATACACTTGGAACTGATGAAATTTCAAATTCTCTAGATTCGTATGAAACTGAAGAAACTCTTGCATATGATATTGTTGATATTCCAGGTTGTGTATATTTTACCAAATTTCCAGAAGTTACTATTCCAGAAATATTAAGTCCATTTACAGTAACTGTTGATATACCACCACTAGAAGCACTTATAGTAGCATTTCCTATAAAAGTAGAATCTGATTGAGCAGTATTAGCAGAAAATGTACCAATACCTGTATTTGAAAATATAGATTTTATATCTGATATTTTGTAATTCTTTATATTCTTTATATACCTAGAATTTTGATCAGGATTTGCATCACTAAATATTAGATTTTCTTTTTCTGAAAATTCTCCATTAATTTGATATATTGTAATTGTACTTCCAGAAGATACTGCAGATTTTAAATATCCAGTTGCTCCTGTACTTTCACCAATAATGTGTGTGGGGATTGTTAATGTTACTGCTTCGTTCAAAGTTGCAGTTGAATAAGTTTGTACATCAAACAGTGTTAAATCCCAAGAATTTGTATTTAAATCTGGAACATCATATCCACCCTGCTCCAATACAAAATCATAAACTCTTGCTATTCCAATTTCATTTCCTGCTGCTGTAGCAGATCCAATACCAATTCTTTCATCTCTAAGACTTAATGTTGTAGAAGTACTAACGCCAATTAAAGGGGATCCAAATACAGTATTAACAGATAAAGTTGGACCAAAACCAATGTTGATTGCTTGGTTCTCTACGATTTTTGTTGTTCTTGGTTTTGGTGCATCAATAAAAGTTGGCCCTTGAAAGTCAACTTCATATCCCTTTACATATGCTTTTCCTGGACTTACTTTATAAACAATTAGATCATCACTAGGAACTGACCCATCATAAGTAAGTTCTCCCTGATTAAATATACCACCATTACCGATTCCGTCATTTAAACTCTCTTTACAATATGTTGTAAATGATTTTACATAATAATGTCCAGATTCATCAAACGTTCTTCTTGCTAGTTCATCTCCAAGAATATTGTATTCTGTATTATTATTAATTTCTCTCAAAATACCGTTCTGAACAGTAGCTAACTGAACAAAAGAAGTATTATCAAAGTCATTAATATCTTTTTTAAATAACGTAGCAGTAATTTTTAATCTATCTGCTCCAGGTGCTGAATAATTGTTATAACCTTGAGCATTATCTGTTAGATTTTCATCAGTATCTGAAGTTATTATTTCTTCACTTATCAATAAACCTACTCTGTAACTTGGTTTATTAGTATATTGATCCAAAATTAATATTTGATCTGAAACTTCAACAAAAGTACCTCTAATAAAATAAACACCATTTGATACTGCAAAAGCTGATCCAGTAGAAGTTGAGTTGTTTGAAATAGTTGATGCAAATCCTTCTCCAGATGATATGAAAGTGGATCCAAATTGTATTGGTTCTTCTGTAACTAGAACTTCATTATCTAAAAATTCTCTTTTTGAAAAATCATTTGACGATGATTCTAAATAATCTAGATATAAAGTAATATTATTTCTTTCTGATTCACTAGAATTTAAAACTTTTACAATTTTAGCTCTTACTCCAGAACTTCTTCCATATATTTTAATTCCTACTAAATTATCAAGATATAATGATACTGGTATACCAGAAAAATCATCATTTATTTCAACGCAATAAAAATTACTATTATATTTTAACTGCCCAGGAATAACTTTCGCACCTTCTTTAAAAAAATGAGACCCAAATTGTTCAATTTGGTTTTGTAAAATTGACTGTAAAGTTGTTAATTCTCTTGCCTGTATTGGATATCCAGGTTTAAATAAAACCCTATAATAATTATCATTTTTTTCAAAATCATCAAAATATGGAGATACGTTGAAATTAGTTTCCTGTGGCATAATTCTAGTTAGAATTGTAAAATTACTTTAATATCTTCTTTTTGATTAACAGATCTAGTAATAGAAGGTCTGTTATCAATATAAATCATATCACCAGAGTATTTTTGAACCTCTGGATTTGAAAGACCATTAGTAAAATATTGACCCAAATTATATGTCATACTATTTATGGTAGTGCTTATACCAGTGAATCCAGTATCAATTGATAGATTATTGGATTCGCCATTAATTTGACCACCAGAAGATGAGAATCTGATTAAATTATATCCATATTCTGGAATTAATGATTGAACACTAGATCCCGTTGAAAATCCAACTATTGATCTATCCTGCCAATATTTTAAAACTCCAGTTCTATTATCATAAGAAACTACTTTTCCAAAAGCAGTACTAATTCCGATAGTTTGAGTGATTGTAGAATTTGGAGAAAATGATGCAGTTTCAATATTACCTGTAAGTTTTATTGCATAAGTATTACTGACCTTTTGAGCAGCAAGTATTGATGTTGTTCCAAAAGATGTTGGATTTTTAATAATACCAACTCTAGCAATTTTATTTCCAGTAATAAAATCTGGATTTAAATTATCATTCTCAATTCTTGAATACACTAAAACATTTTTAGCACCAAGTTCTTTATAGATATTGAAACCGTGACCACCATCAGGTGGAATTATAATCTCAAATACTGGTAATTGGTCACCTGTAATTCCTGCAGATTCTAAATCAACAGTACCATAAGTATATCCACTTCCCCCACTAGTAATGTTTATTGATTCAACTGTTGAATCATTTCCAACAACTATGGTTGCTTCTGCTCCAGTACCATCTCCTACGATTGGAATATTTGTATATGACCTAAAAACTCCTAAACCACTACCCCTATCACTTATTAATGCGACTTTTAGTTGCCCACTACTTTGAGAATTTGCGTTATTACGAATACTTGCTACATTTGAATTTGAACTCCAGTTAGAAGGAACTGGTATATATGAAATTGAGTCAAACTTAATCAAATCATTTGGATTTATAGTATAAAGATATTTCCATAAGTAACCATCACCACTAGATCCAGCACTTCTTGGTTCTAAATCAATAAATGTTGGTTCATCAATAGATGGCCTACCTTCAGGATTTTCTGGATCAGTTCCATTACTTAAGCAAATATAAACCTGATAATTACTGTTCATTACATAGTAATTAGATTCATATAAATTAGTTTTATTTGAAGGTTTTGATAAATTATTTCTACTTATATTATGACGATACATATCATAAGTAACACCAGATTCCCAATCAATTCTTCTAATAACTTGTCTCACATCATCAGTATTAATTTTTTTTAATGCAATAATAGTATCCCAAACATCGTGAAAATTATCAAATGAATCTAGCGGAGTTGGTGGTGATTGTTCCCAAGTTTGACTATAATCAGTTGAATTTGTAAGACCAACAAATGAATAATATGAATTTGCAGTTGATCCTATTGATAATATAAAATTTTCAGCACTCAATATTCTAAATTGATCTGTTATAATCGCAGACATTGATTTATATACTTTCTATGTATTTATCTTAATTATATAGGGTTGTAATTTTGATAACGAAGATAATTATATCTTTTTACTAAAGGAGTTGTGTTTAATCCTACAACTCCATAATTTGAGTTTATACTATACTCATTTTGAGTCCTAGGGACTTCAATAACTCCCCAACTATAATCACCATAATAATTACTATAACCAAAACCTGTTAAACCATCATAACTGGAAATACTCACCGTAACTTGTGCAGCAGTAGCATTACCTTCTCCATAAACATCAGTAGAAGCAAAAGAAACAGAAATAACTTGATATATATTATCAATTCCTGTAGTCCCTATCCCAATAATTGATCCATCTTTTCTCAAAGAAGTAACTCCAGATCCAATTTTAGAATTAGAAACTTTAAAGTAGTAATTTTCTAAAAGACCTGTTTGAGTAATTGTCGGAGTTACTATAGATCCATTTCTCAAGTAAGAATTGCTAGGAATAAACATATCAAATATCAATGCCGTAGATGCAAATCCAACATTAGTTGTTTTAATTCCTGTAATTATCCCAAAATCTCCTTTATATGATACCCCTTCAATATATTCAGATTTTATTTCTGGCGGTTCTATATAAACTAGGGGTGGATTTGTGTAAGTATATCCTAATCCTGCTGAAATAATGGATATTTCAGTAACGATTCCAGAAGTTGTTTGAGAAGATAACACTGCTCTTCCAGTGCTTCCAATTCCAATTGGATTTTGAATTGCAACTATTGGGTTTGAATTGTATCCATATCCACCATTTATAATATCTATTGATTGTATAGTTCCCGAAATAGAAACAATAGCGGTTCCAATTGACTGTACTATTTTTCTATTATCTAAAATTTCAATTGAATTTCTTATATCTCCAGTTGTATTTTCATTTTCAGCGTCAAATATAGTTTTTACATTATCTACAAATATTTGAGTTGAACCAACACCAACGGAGTTTATAATATTGCTTGAAGGGAAAATTCTTGATTCATAACTTGGTCTATCTTTTCCAATCTCTATACCATCAACAATAGTGTCATTTCTTTGCTTACACCAGATAATAGGTCTTTGTAAAGTTGTATTAGATGTTATACCAATAGAATTATATGGATTAGTTTCTAATGCATCTGGTAAAATAATATCACGAACTAATCTCCTGTTTTCTGTCAATTTATAATCATCACTTGTTATTCTTACAGTATCACCAGTTTTAATAGTTTCTTCAATATCAACATCAATTACATCTACACCTGGCGTTCCTTTGTAGAATAAAATTCTACATTTTGATCCAGATTTTGGAGCTTCTAAAAATTCTATTAAACTTCCTCCATCAAAAACATAAGAAATATTAGGTTCTTGCAGAACATCATTTACAAATATTAAAAGAGTAGCACTTAAATCAATACTAGATCCTTCTTTTGCAACAATAGCAAATCGTTCACCATTATCAGAAATTGGAAAAGTTTTTCTGAATCCATTAAATAAATGATCAATATCATCTATTTTTTGTAACTCACCTAGAGACCATCCACTGAATTCATCTTGATATGTTCTATTAACTATAATAGAAAAAGGTTCAAATGATAGACTAGAATCTGTAGGTATTCCAGAAGTTCCTCCAGTCTGTATTGTTAATATATCTCCAACATTATAAGAGTAACCATAATTTTTAATCTTAAAATCAATTATGCTTGATCCTTGACCTACAATTATATCAATCTTTGCTTGGGATCCAATACCAGTATTTGGAGACTGATAAATCAAATCTAAATTTGAATATGAAAGTGGATTATCAAAAATAACTTTCGGTGGATTTGTTGATGTATATCCAGATCCAGGATTTGTAATTGCTATACTTACAATATGTCCCCCTAGAACTGTTGCTGTACCTATAAATTCAATATTTGGAGATGATCCACTTAAAGTTTGCACTCCAACACGAACAATTGGTTGAACTCCGCTTCTATATCCAGAACCAGTGTTACCAATACTAATACTTTGAATAGTTCCTGCAATAGAAACTATTGCTGTTCCTCCTGCAGAAACTAATGGTTGATATCCAAATCCATTACTAGACCCTACAGATACAATTATCCCACCTCTGGGAACACTTGCATTATTAGGATCATACAAAGCAGATGTTGCAGTTCCAGTAAAATTCAATTCAGTCTGTGATAAGTTTTCAGATAGATTGTAATCATTTTCTGGACTTTGAAATATGCTGTTCACCAAAACAATTGAATTTGAAGTTGAGAATCCTGATATTGCACTTCCTTCTGAAGTTATATTAAAATCCTTTCTTACTGCATTAAACCCAGAACTAATATCATCAAAAATATAATTATCCTCATAAGTTTCTTTATTTGAATCCAATACTCCAGATCTTATAAATGCTCTACCCTGAAAAGTTGATCTAATATTAATGTCTCCCTTTTCTTCATCATATATTGGTCCATATGGTGCCTCTACAAAGTGTATAGTATTTCCTACTATATTATAGTTTCCTTCCATTTTAGTGATGAGAGTATTTGAGGAATGTGTTGATAGTCCAGTCCCCATTAAAGGTCTTTGAACTTCAACAAATGCTGTATCACCAACACTAACGGAAGAAACTTTCATTATTTCATTATCAACCTTTATTAAATCGCCACTGAAGAATGAAGTAATTCCAGAAAATTCTAAAGTAGTATCAAGCAAAGCAATATCATCTACAAGAAGTGAAGTAACTGCTGTTGAAACTATTGGTGATTGAATTACATTATCAATTAAAATAATTACTTTACTATTTTGTTTTTTTGATGTTATATAATGTCTATTTCCTATCCCAACAGAAGTAAAATCTATAAGTTTTGGTGGAGATGATAGTGAATCAATAGGTGAAGTTGTCAGTCCAATATATTTTTCATCAAATTTATATACATATAGATTTCCACTCAATTTATCTGTATTTCCAATTCCAGATACATAAGTTTGTGCAATCCCTATTGCCCCAAAAGATGTTGGATTATCAGCAGATTCTAATGCTCTTGAAAAAGTAACCGCAATACCAGAATTTATTTGTAAAGAAATAGTGCTTGCTAAAGATACATAATTACTTCCTAACTCATTTATTGCAAGATAAGATTGACCTGGAGCACTTAAATAATCTCCACTCTCAAGTCCAAATAAATTATCTACATAAACAACATTAGTTCCAACTCCAGATATCTGTGTAGTATTTGAAACTAGAATATCATTAAATGTATAATTTTCCAATCTATATTGAACTTCCTCTCCACTAACAAAAAAATGATTCGGTAAATATATTAAATTATTATTCAAATCTACACTAGCAGGATTTGTTGATGTACTTTCTTGACTTCCATCAAATAATCTTTCAAAAATAGGAATATTATTGTGAGTTAATAAAAAATCTTTCTTAAAATTTACGTCACTAGATTGTTGAAATTTACTTACACCTGTAGATAATTCTGCATTGCCAAAATTTATTGATGTTGGAAAAGATGAAAACTCCGCATATGAAATAGTATGTCTTAATAAAGTAATATCTACATTAATATCTGGAATTGGTGTAAAAACTAATTCTGTTAAGGATGTTGAATTTGAATCAAATTCTCCTAATGGACCATTAGTATATAAATTACCATATTCTATCAATGTAGTCTGAGTATCATTATTCAATACTACAATCTCAGATAATTGCAAGTCTCCGTTTGTAGTATCTGTGATTTGAACTAAAAAATATGCTAGATGATAATCTGATGTGTATGATGAGATAACTTCAGCATCTGGGGAAGTTGAGGATGCGATTCCCACATTTTGAGATTCAATTTCAGCATATCTCAATACACGAGATGAAGTAAAAGTATATTCAGTATTTGCAATAGATACTGAAACAAGATTGCATATCAAATCTTCAGAAATATTAGAGTAAAATACTAAATTATTATTATTATCTATATCAAAGGTTCCTACACCAACTCTATTAATTGTATCATCAGTTGATACTGTTATTTTAGAAAATTCTGAAAAAGAAGTAGTAATTCCATTACTAATCAGATTTATTTCTCCATATTCATAATAATTACCACTATTAGAACTAAAATCAATTAATATTTTTTCAGAAGTGAAATTTGTGCTTATTGAAGATATAATAGCAGATGATCCAGATCCAACAATTAAATTATCTGTTTCAATTTTTGCAGTATTTCCAAAAGTATATGAATCAGTTATAGTTATATTTTGTTTAGTATCATAAGATATAAAACTATAACTATATTCATTATTTCTACCATCTATGGGAGTAAATTCTAAAACAGCTTGATCTTCTACCTTTATAATATCAAAACTCCCAAGTTCATCTACAGTGAAAGTTTTTCCATACTGATTTAAGTATATTTCACTACCATCTGTAACTAGAGATATTATTGAAGACTGCCTTCTATCTTCAAATCTATCATCCTTAACACCAAGAAAAAATTTTTTAGATCTTACTTTTGTTGCCATTTTATTGTAATTAAATGTTAAATGATGTTACAAATGTTCTTGATAATGAAGTATTAAAGTCGTCGCTTATATCATCTATAATTAAAACTCTATTTCCTACAGATTCTGAATAATCTTGAAGTATAACTGAATTGAATATTATTTCATCACTAGTTAAGGTTTCATTGACATAAAAACTATTTTCTGAAACAATATCAAAATCATGTATACACTCAACATCAACTATACTATTTAAGTCACATACAGAACTAAAAAATCCTTCATTTTGAGATGTTGAAATTCCAGGTTCATTGGGATTTGAATTGAGTATTAAATTACTAAATTTTTTAAACCCTAAAGTATGATTTAAATTGCTTACAACAGAATCCCAATCTTCTATAGAAATTTCAGATTCAAGTGAATATGAAAAATATTGATAATAATCACTATCCTGAATTACTTGAGTAGAATCATTTAAAAATCCAGTTTTACGATTCCATCCACTTTCAACAATTGAAGATGATCTAACTTTATAAAAAGTTTCATATTCAAAAATTTCTCGTATAAATGCTTGTGATTTTGAGTTTTCACCGATAATTAATTCACCAACAACATAATCACCAGTTGTCTCTATAGTTAAATATTCATTTCTTTCATCCCACTTTAGTATTTTTCCAATATTATTATTAGTACTAGTTGCATTTTCCCCAATAATGAATGAATTTTTTGTAAGTTTAACTTCAAAAACTGGTAAATCATCTTCAGATATAATTCTACCAGAAGAGTTTTCTTCATCAAAAATGCCAGGAACTTCAGATTCAGTTATAAAATTATTTAAAGAATACTCTATATAAGATCCACTTCCACCAATACTTCCAGTATTAATCCCAACAATAGGAAATAGTCTATAATTGTACTGATCTGAATTATATCCCATATCATTTGAGTTTAATATAGATATTCCCTCAATATATACATTATCACCAATTGAAAATGGAAAATCACTCAAATCACTAAATTGCTTTGTAAAAAATACTGTTACATTTTTATTTGAATTATTGTATGATACTGAACTAATCCCAAGTCCATTTGAATTATTAATACTGACTATTCTAGGAGTAGCATTATAAAGTCCTTTTGTATTTTGAATAATATCTACAAAACTTTTTTCAAGATCAAAATTTAGTATTACATCTTCAATCACTGTATCAGTAAATCCATCAATAACAATAAGATCTGGATTTGTATTATAGTTTTGTCCTGGTGAAATTACTTTAATACTTTCAAAAGTAGATAATGGCTCAACTCTAATAATTGATGAAAATTTAATTAGTGGTCGTAATGTAGGATCTACTGGATAATTATAACCAACATCTTCAATTTTTATTGTCTGAATTTTGCCAATTGTACTACTTTGGGGGAGTATGATTGCATCACTACCTGTTGAACTAGTTACAGTAGATATAAAAGGCAATCTAGAATATGACTTCCCTCCAGAAGTAATTTCAACTTCTTTAATAGGTCCTTTTTCATTTTCCGAATTAGTATAATAACTAAAATCACCATCATTTTGCAAATACTGAAGACTTTCACTTATTTTTTCGGTCTGAAAACTAAAAGTATTTGAGGTTATTCCTGTAATTTTTTGCTCTTTATTTAATGAACTCTCATTAAATTTAATTTTATTATATTCATTTACCTCAGTATCTACTATAATTTCATTTTTAATTGACAAATTAGTCTTTGGAGACAATTTGTAATATATTTCTGAAGGAAATTCATCGTCAATTGTAAAATATATTTTTGCAGTTGAATCTATTCCAATATTACCAAATTTTATAATTTTAGAAGTTCCATCTTGATTTACAGGAAAATATGAGTTTGAAAAATTTTTATCAGTATAAAACTCAAGGTTGAATGATTCCGTTCTTCCAATTCCTGAAAATGTTTGAGAAAGAGAAGAATTTGATAAATCAAATATTATTTGGTTATTTCTAATTGTATCAATTTTTGGATTTACTTTTGATAAAATTCCAGAAGATGAAGATGTAATATTTACAACTTGCCTTGGAGTTGTAGTTGCTCCATAGTATGAATCGGAAAGTTTTATTCTATTTTGATCATATACTATTGCATAATATATTTTTTGATCTTCTAGTCCACTTGCTGGGGATAATGATGTGTGTATTAACTTTTGTCCATTTTCATAATTGTGATTTTGTATAGTAATTAAATTTTCATTTGTATTAATAGATGAAAATTGTTTTGAGTCTGCAATAAGAACTCTATGATAATCACTATATGAAATTTTTATAGATGTGCTTATACCTGGATATGATTCAAGGAAAACAGAATCTCCAGATTGTAGATAATGTGTAGTTGATGTAGATACTGTTACCGTATTTTTTGATACATTTCCTTTTGATACATTATCAAATCTAGTCGTAAATCTATGATATTCTCCACCTGTACCAATTCCTATAAAATATAAAGTGGAAGAAGTTTGAGATATTCCGACAAAATCACCATTTGTACCTAATCCGACTTTAATTGTGGATATTCCGATTAAATCATTAGATATTTTAGCAGCATATACAATACTATTATCTTGTAAATAAAATGACCCTATTCCAGTTGAAACTGATATTGGATTTCCAGAATTTGATTTATATAATAATTCGTTTCCTGTCTCAAGTCTATGATCTTTAATATAAATGCTCTTTTCTGGAACTATAATAGAAGTAAGTCCAATACCTGGGTTAGAAAATATTAGAGTATGTCCAGCACCAACAATTGTACCAATTCCTAATGACTCTTTTGGATTGAAATATATCTCACGATTTAACTTATAATCTTTATTTTTTAAGTCAAGAGATAGATTTATAAAGAATTTTCTTGGTTTTTCTTCAAGAATAGTATAAGAAGAATGTGCAGAAGAAACTGTTGAATTTTGTTCTCTTAAAACTCTAATTCTTGATGTTTTAGAGTCTACCTCTAAAACTTTAATATCTTCAGACCCAATAGTAAGTATATCATTTTCACGAATTCTTGGAAATTCCAGCAATCCTGAAACATAAAAATAAGTAACTATACCAGTTACAGAAGTATTACCAACTCCTAAATCTAAAATAAAATTATCTGGTCTTACTTCAATATTAAAACTGTCTTGTAGAGAAAGATCATAGTCATTTAAAGAATCTATATTAATAAGTTCTGAATTTAGTAAATTATGTGGTGTACTAGAAAATCCAATTACTCTATTTGGAATTGATGATGGATAAAATTCCACATCATAAACTGTTGTTTCAGTTTTAGATATTCCAGTAATAGATCTTCCTTCCAGATATTTTACTTTAGATGCTGCTCCAATACCACCCGAATTTGTATTATCAAAAACAACTCTATCACCAACTTTATAGTTCTCGCCGCCTGATATTAACTTAATAGAATCTATAGACCCTTTAGATGAACTTTTTATTCTTGAATTTTGAGATAATACATCTCTCCTATCAAGCAAATATTCATATTCGGAATTATCACTTAAATTATTATACTTATAAGTATTTCTTACGATATTTCCAGAATTGAAATCAAATTCTTTTTGATTTGATTCAAGATTAAAATTGAATTGTATTGGTTTTGATTTATATGTATTTCCTATGATATAAGGATATTTTGGAATTTTATCGCCTGCAAATACTCCACTATCTAAAATATTTGAAGATAGAGTCATAAAATAAGCATATGTGCCATTTGGAAATTCGGGGGTTATACAAAATCTTCCATTATGTTCATCTAAATCACCAGAATTAGTGTATTCATAGTCTTCAATAAAATATCCAGCAGGAAATATCTTTTTATTTGGTCTATTTGGTTGATTATCAATTGGATCATCATATCCACTCAATATTTGCCTTACTGTCTTATTTTTTGGAGAATCATACCCATAAGGTCCATATATTGGATGCCCATCATAAGACCATCCTAAAATCGGAGAATGATATTTTTCAGTATCAAAATCATTCTGATAGTCATTTTTATAATTTGCAACTCCTTCTTCAATTTTTTGTGAGTATATCTTCCTCCTTAAAGATCTTGGAGAATATAAATGAGTGTATTGTAGTCCATAATTTTTATTTTTTCCTTTATATCCAACACCATCATCATCTGCAATTTTAGAACTCTCTAAAAGTCTTTTGAATTTATTAACTGTCCACACTTGAGGGTATGACTTTAACTCATATCCAGATAAGGGAGCGATTACTTCAATTACTGTATTCTTTTGTTGGTAATCAATTCCACCATTTATAACTTTAACCTCAACTAATCTTCCATCAGAAATTATTGGAGTTAATACTGCTCCTACTCCAAATCCTCTAACAATTAAATTTGGAGGAGAATTATAATTTCTTCCACTTTCATTTACTATAACACTTACAATTTTTCCAGAAGACACCACTGGAGTTACTCTTGCACCAGTTCCTGCATTTAAATTGAAATTTGGATGTCTATTATAGTTAATGATTTCAGAAGATCCATACCCAACACCACCATCATAAAGAAATATTGAAGATAATTTTCCTCTAAAAACTGGTTGCACTTTTGCGGATACATCTACATTTGAAATAGTAGATATTCCGACTTTTCCTACAACAGAAACCTGTATAGGTTCATATCCAAAAATATGAGGACCATTACCTTTATCTTCAAAGTTTATAAATTGATTTGTATTATAGTAAAAATTCTTTGATGTACTACCTAATCCAACATTTGAAAGTTTAAATGTTGTTGAATCAATTCTTGTAACAATATAACTTCCAGTATCCAATCCTGATATATTTTGAGTTCCTCCATAATAATAGATAGTTTCTCCACTAGTAAATGGATGTTCATAAACTTTAATTGTATTTGATGCTGTGTTAATTCCTGAAATAGATACTGATATTTTTTTATTTTTATATCCAGACCCAGAATTTTCAACAATTACCGAGTTAATTTTACTTTTTCTCCCTGTACATTCAAACCTATGATTTCCAACACCATAAGAAGTTATGCTTATGGTGTTGATTCCAGATAGTGCATCATTTAAATTTTTGTGTAAATTAATTCTATAATCATCTATTACATTAGCATAATATTTTGCGCTTGTGCTTAATCCACCAATAGGAGTATTACCATTAGTGTTGTATATTATAGATTCACCATCTCTAAATTTATGATATGTAGAAAATCCAATAATACCAGAAGAAATATTAATTCTACCATTAGTATTTGTGGAATTTATGTCTACAAAATGATCATAATCAATCATTTTAACAATTGCTGTTGCTCCAGATCCACCACCACCAGTAATATTAACAACTGGAGTATCAATATAATCAAATCCACTATCAATAATATCAATTCTACTTAATCCACCTTCTACTCCACAATATCCTTGTGCTGTAGAAGTAATTCCACTATCAGTAATTTCCATTATTGGTGGATTAATAACGTCTAAATCTCTTCCTGGTGATATAACTTCAATTGATTTTAGTGGTCCATAGTAAATATAATCTTCAGACTTATAATTTAGTATTTCAACACCGTTAATAAGTATTCCAGTTGTTCCTCCATAAGTATCATATGAATTTCCATCATTTATTGGATTCTCTAAAGATCTAACTAGTCTTTGTGAATCTATAGTAGATGGTAGATTATCTTTTTTTGAAAAGCGAAGTAAACTTATAGTATTATTTGATACTGTTGTACTCGCAATAGAAATATATTTCTTTGAATTAATATCAGATCTACTTCTAGATAATCTTATTTCAGTTTCACTTTCTTTTTTAACAAAATATACACCTGGTTGGATGTCAAATTTATTTCCACTTGAATTTAAATCTTCTGGATTATATACTATAGAATCTCCAGTTATAAATCCGTGATTTTGCCCATCATTAACTATTTTAAGTACTTCACCTGAAAAAGTTCCATTTAAATTTATCTTATAATCTTCAACTGTAATATTTTTATTAGTACCATAATATGGAAGGGAAGATGAAGTTACATATCTAGTTTCATTATTAATATCTTTATATACATTTAATACATCTGATATAAAATTATTATACTTTGATAAAAATTTTCTTACACTGAAAATTTCAGATATTTCATACCCAGAAGTTTCAATTTGAAAAATTTTCCCAGGTACACTTCCATTAGGAATTTTCACATTTTGTGATGGTATTATAGAAGTATCTCTTTTTCCTGTAGACTTATTGATGTATTCAACTTGAACACTATCTCCTTCATATATTCCATTATTATCATAGGTTTCTATTGTATACTTAAATGAACCATCATCCGTAAATCTAGAAACATCACATTTTACAGATTTATTGAATACCCAGTTATTATCCTTTATTTCCCTACCATTATATCCAAGATACAGTATTCTTCCAATATCTCCATTTTCATAGTATTTACTTCCAGATGGAAGATCAACATCAGAAAGAACTCCAGTAATTCTAAATTTAATATTATTTTCATCTGGATTTTCAGATCCACCATAAGCAAATGTATTAACCGAAATAGGTGTTCCCGCAGAAATTGAATCTGTTACTCCAGAACAATTTAAGAATTGATCTACAGTTTTTCCACTATAAGATATAATTTGAGAATTTAAATCATTATTTAATATCAGTGTTCCATTTGTTGGAAATCCAATTGTAGAATCTACAGCAATAGTTGTAGAGTTACTTGAAATATTTTCAACAACTGTTGTTTTTGGATGTATTTTTAGATCACCAAAAATTGATCCATTAACAATAATATCCTTATCAAAATCATAATCTAACATTAATATATAATATTCTTTACCATTCTTAACTAGTTTTTGAACATCAGTAACAGTACCAAAAGATTTTGGAATATCTCCAAACTGATCTTGAAAAACAGTTTTGTTTATTAAATCCTCTAGATTTCCTTCAATTGCTTCAACTACAAAATTACGAGTTACACGGTATTGAGCATCCGATGGGCGAATTAAATAATCACGAGGCAATATAACTTTTACATCTTTACCATATAAAACTCTGAATAATATTTCAAAAGACCTATTACTGCCTTTTGAACTATAAAAATCTTTTGATTGTTTAATAAAAATATTT